TGACTGCCAAAGATGGTAAACCCAGGGATTTCTTCATAGTCTGTTCTAGAGCTATACTTCCTGATGGTAGATCCTCCAGGAGCATCGCAGGCATCAGCTTGAGCAATAAGCCACTTGGCTGCTTTTCTTGCCTCTTCTGGAGTGTAGTCAATCAATAAATAACGGTCACAATCGTTTCCGCTTTTTTTCTTTCTGTTTGCAATAAATTTGAAACGTGCTGTAAATGCTGATTCCATTTGAATTAGTTAGTTAGGGTTGTTAGTTTTGTTTTGCCAATCCTCAATATCTTCTCGGTTATACCGAATAGTGTTATTGAGGATGACAGTCCATTTTGGGCCACTGGGATGACCCTTGCGAGTTTTGGTTCTCCAAAGTCGCACAGTTTGAGGTTTTACACCAAGCTCTTCAGCCAGTTGATCTGATGTGATCAGTTCATTCATGAATCCTCCTTCTCTAAAATAAGTGTCAGTAATCCATCTCTTTGATCTTCACTAATAGTTTTAGCTTCATATCGTTTAGAAATGTTTTTCTTTAATATCCCCAGCTTGGTTTTATTAGCTGGTTTATTAATAAAGGCTTCACATTCTTTGATGAACTTATCACTTTCGGATCTATCAATTGGTTTATCACTGGAGGTGGTAGTTGGTTTGCTGTCCTCAGTCTTAGACCAAGCCTTGTCTTTATCATATAAAGACAGGCCAAATTGATTTCCAAAACTCATCAATGCACGTTTTTTTGCATCAGTTTCCGCTTCCTTTATTGCTGATTCATGGTTGATACCGATACCTTGTTTTGTATTACCATGCCCTGCGCCTGTGCCTTCTCTGACAATATTGCCAACCGTTATCCTGACTTTTGCTGTATAAGTCACGGCATCTGGTTCTGAATTAACACAAATTGTTTCTAAAGTTTCGCAAGACCATCCATCAAAACCGAATATACGATTGGCTTCGTTTATAACGTGCCATCCCTCGACATAAGATAGTTGTAATGTGCCATCTCTGTTGCCATCTCTTGTCTCTACATTTTTTTTGTCGATAGGTTGTTGTAGTAACTCAACCTGTTTTTCTGTAAAACTCATTTTTCTAAAGGGGTTGAAAAAGCCCATCGGGGCAGTGATAACGATTGAACTCCTGTTTGACACCAGCTAGGCCAATCATCAAGCAGGCGACATTCAGCAATCTTGTCCAAGGCTTCCCTGGACAATTTTTGACCTTCTTTCAAGGCATCATCATCAAGTTCCCACAACCCGACATCAAATGGATATTCAGATTGCACAACAAGAAAGATAAATCTTTTTGCTGATGGAATCCCATTGAGATAATGTTTCGCCTGGAGATGGTAAGTGAAATTGGCAACAGCCTTTGCAAAGTCTCTAGGGTTTGCTCCTGATCTACTGGTTTTGAGATCCACAATAATATCTTTGTTTAACCAATCTGGCCTGCACTTACAAGTCAAACCAGAAGCCTTGTCATCCCACCAATATGATTTCTCTGCAATACCAAAACTGAGCAACTTCTTGGCATGAGGTTCTGCAAAGACCGCATCTCTCATCTTGATCGCATTTTCCATATCAGCTTCAGTGACAGCAGTAAGCCCTTTTGCTTCAGCTTCCTTTGCCTCCTCTTTTCCTTTTTTGGTTGTCCTGGAAGATACCGCAACAAATCTTTTTGTAAGTTCATCAGGCTCTAAAACGGCACAATGAGTCAATGTTCCCAAGAGCATTGCACTTGTTGGTTTATGTTCAGGTCTATCAGGATTAAGAAAAGAGTTCCAGTATGCCTTCGGGCCATGCTTGACCATTGTTTTCTGCATGGATGCTGAGATAGCATCATCAGAATGATATTTTTCGTTTGAAATTTGAATTGATCCTGTTGTCATGATTTATCCTGTTGAACTATTTTGAAATTATCTTGAATAAATTTGTAGTAATCGGTTCTTGCCTGACTTGTATGTTCATATATTTGATACATATTTTTAAGAAGCCCTGGGCCTCCATCATATTTCGCAATAGTTTGAACAGTTGGAAAAACTAAAGGAGTTAATCCAGAGTGTGATGACAAAAAATGATACATCTTTGATGGAAAGTCAGTACCAAATTCAATAGATTCAACAGCACAACAAAAAGTGTTCACTGTTTCATCTTCTTTTCTATAATCTCTCAAATGTCGAGAAATACACTGCCATTTATGTTTTGGTAAATCTAAATTAAGTTTCATGAGTCTGAGTACCTCTTAGTGTGAGGGCCGTATTGCATCATTATCCGAGGCCATGTTTTCAAGATAAGTGCCTTGTCCTGGGGCATTGCAACAAGACCAGCCTGTGCAAGTCTCTTGAGAAAAGGTGATGCGTCTGGAGAATCAATTACAGATGCAAATGTATTGAAGATTTCTTTATCGGTCATGGTTAAAATTGGGTTGCCGAGGTCGGAGCGTTCAGGGGTTGGTCGCTTCTTCCTCGGTGATTTATGAAAGCGTAAACCAAGATCATATTCACTCATCATTATTTTTTCTCCATACTGTAATTATCAAGAAGAAATTGATAATAAATTTTTTCAAGTGACTTCCATTTTGTACCTGATAATTCACATTGTTTTACAATGGCTGAACCATAAGTACAATCTTCCAACTCAGTTGTTGTTGGAAACTTAAATGGATTTTTACCATTTGAAGTCAAACATTGAAAGATTTTTTGTGACCAAGATTCTTCAAATGATAAAGATTCAATCGCGTTACAAAATAAAGTAGCAGTTTCACTGTCTTTTTTAAATTGTTCAAGTTTTCTTTTGATGAACTCCCACTTATCTTTTGGTAAATCTAAATTTAATTTCATCGTCTAGCAAGCTCCTCACACGCAGCCTGGATATTATTAAGGCAATGGATTTCGGTAGAACGTGTCAATGAATCCGTAAGCGAGATATATCCAATGCCAAAAATGCAGAGATAGAGAAATAAATGTTTCATTGGGTTGGTTTTCAAGGGCTTTCTAATAATAACTAACGGTCAACACTTGTCAACTGTTCATGAATATCTTTCACTCTTTGCAGTGGTATAGCAGCTACCTGAGGAACTACAGAATTTCCTAATGCTTTAAGTCTGTCCACCCGATTTCGTAGCCCATCATCTCCTCTACAAATTGTGGGTTGAGATACATAGTGTTTCCAGTTTGAGTTGAGTCGGTGTTCTGTACATCTCCATATTTGTGAATTTTGGCTGCAATTTCTGTCTCTAGATATTTCTTGTGTTCGTAGTTTGCCATCTCCCTGCTGAGTTTCATCCCCATTCCAATCGCTGCTCTTGGTGTTGGAAGAATCGATACCGCATCTCTCAGTTTTACTCCCCATTTCTCTCCTTTTTTGTTCTCTCTGAAGAAGTTTCCGTTCTGGTACTGAACATCCTTCACCACTCCCCCCTCTACATCCGATGCTCTCGGAGTTGGAAGGATGTCCCAGGAGCCACCAGCGATCTCTTTGGTGGCAAGCTCCAACAGCCGAACTTGGTATACAGCACCATTCGCATTCATATAACCCTGTCTCGTAAATGTCCCTGAGAACGATGTCCATTCCGTTAGTAAGGATCGCTGATACGTTTTCCAAGATGAAGTACTTTGGTCGTACCATGCGTATGGTTCTAATGAGTTGAAACCACATACCAGATTTTGAAGTCTCCGTGATGCCTTCTCCTTTGCCTGATGCTTTGCTAATTGATTGACATGGAAAGCCTCCACATACGACATCGTATTGAAAAGGCTCTGCTGTGAATGTTTTGATGTCATCGTGAATAGGTACGTTAGGCCAATGTTTTTTTAATACTTTCTGACAGTATGGATCAATTTCAATAAATTGTGTAGTTTCAAAACCGCCAACAAGTTTTTCAGCAGCATATGAGAATCCTCCTATACCACTGAAAGTATCTAATAATTTAAGTTTTTTCATTCAAGACCTTTATATAGTTTGTCAAGATCACCCTCTCTTTCTATATCTTCTCTAATTCTTTTTTCGTGAAACTCATAGAATGGGTCTTTTAAAAGTTCATTATATGTATTATCCTCCCTAAATTCCCAAAAATTTATTTCATCAATATTACAATTAGTTTTTTTCATAATCTTATCTAACAAGGCATCATGGTCTTTTGCCTTCCATAGTTTTGATTTAACAAGTTTTTTGCCATCAACTTCTTCATTAATGGCTTTGATTAATGCCTCAGTAGCAAATTCTTGGTTTTCCCTCTTCCTATCATTTTTATACAAGGCATGAATGTCTCTTTCATTGCTTGTAAGTTCAATTTGAAAAACTTCAAAAGTTGGTGTCATTTACTTAGCCTCCACGTTGAAGAATTGTCCATCGAACCATTCATAAAGTTCTCTTTCGATAGGTTCGATTCTTTCGCTTTCAAAAATATCTCTCTCAATACCAACAGAAAAAGTACCGTTGTTCAATATCTCCAAGTAACCACCTTTGTTGTAAACTCTTACAGTTTCTGTTCTGTAATCAACGCTGTCGATTGCAAATCGTTCTTTTAAATCTGCTTTTGTTTCTTCATTGTATGGAAAATCTTTGTGATCGTTTTTCCAATCTTCAAAAGTAATTAAGTTTGTCATTTACTTAAGCTCCTATTGATAAATAGTAACCATCAGCCTTTACAAAATACATATCTTCCCAATCGTCTTTCTCATCCTTCCATGTTTCTGCAACACAGCCACAGTTGACAATTATTGCAGCTTCAACAGCTTTCAAATCTTTTTGATGCACTCTGCAAAAAATTGGATCTTTCCAGTTGCCTGTTGGAAAATGTACTTTATCAAAAGCATCATCAAGCTCTTGCTTAGTAAATCCAAAATCTTTTAAATAGTTGTCCATGGTGGGGTTGAAACTCTATACCCATATTATAAACATACTTATCAACAATTGTCAACAAGGTCGCATGACTTCTACAGGAAAACCAGCTTCTTTAAGTTCTTCAATCCTATATTTCTGGATTTCACTTAACCTTCCCTTTGGCCCCTTGACCTCAATGAACTTGACCTCATCTGGTTTCATACATATCAGATCAGGTAAACCAGCTTTGTTGCACATAATTAACTTGATAACTGTCCATCCTTCTTTTTCGTGCCTGTCGATCAGCTTCTTCTGATATTGAGCTTCGGTCATTCCTATAATGGTTAATAGTATAACTTTCCTTTAATTTAACAACATCATATACTTTTGGCTCGATTCCCTTCTCTGCAAAAATATAATGTATTTTGTTTTTTCTATCCCTACCAAGAAAACTTGCTCTTTCTCTGCCCTGTAAATAACTAAGTGCAGAATAATCTATCCCCAAAAAAATCAAGTGATCGGCACTACTCAGATTAACTCCTTCTCTGCAACTCTTGACCTGACCTATAAAAACAGAATCGCTTACAGCATTGAATATATCTGGATCATCGGTTGCTCTGTCTCCAAAATATTCTCTCAGCATTTTACCTTCAGCAATAAAGCAATATAAAATGGCAATCCTTCCACTGAAGTTGTTTTTTATATAGTCAGCCTTACTTTTGTCAAAAACTATTGCTCCATGTCTTTCCGTTATCACATGGCCATTATAAATCTGCCTCAATTTACTCATTACCTTTGCGCCAGTATCTGCAACAACAGATCTTCCTCCAGGGCTTCCAATGACACCATCTTTGATTATCCTTAAGGCCAATCTGTATGTTCTCCTGGACATCTTCACCATATGAACTTCCTCCTCAACTTCCTGAGTAAAGCCTGCCTCCTTTTGTGTCATCTGTACCGTATAAGGTTCAATGTCCTTCAATATCCTTTTTTGTTTGGCATCTGAATAATCTTTTATGACAATACCAGTGCCAACTCTTTTTTCCTTTACATCCACATAATCACTCGCCCATCTGTAAAAGTTCTGATAATGACTCCACAGAAAAGGTGTCAAAGACCATTGATGATAAAGCTGGCTGAAACTCTCAGGGCTTGGTGTTCCACTCATCAGAATAATAATGTTGTATCTAAGTTTCAAGATATTTAAATATCTCTGCGATGGTTTTGGAAATGCACCGACACTATGTGCCTCATCAACGATGATCATATTCCAGCTTGATCCTCTGAACCTTTTTAACATTTCAAAGTTAGTGACAGATACTACCTTCTCAAGATTCATTTTTCTTATATCACTCTCAATACTTGGTATTGCCTTTTTCTTGGTTATTACCAACACTTTTTCAAGTGCCATATTCTTAACAACAGACAGTGCCACCATTGTTTTGCCTGTTCTACATTCGCCACTCAAATATGCACATTTTTTGATCTGACAAAGCCTGGTCAATTTTCTGCTTGCCACTTTTTGATAATCTCGTAATTTAACCATTGACCATACTGTATATGGTGGTATCTTACCCTATAGTTATACATAAACAACCCTAGATATGGAACAAGAACAAATTTTAAAAACAATCAATATTCAACTTTCCCAGGGTCAGATAAAATGGCTTGATGATAATAAAGGTTCTGAATCAAGATCCTGTTTACTCAGATTAATAGTTGCCGAAAAAATGGAGCAGGCTGCATAACAATGGATACAAAAGAAGAATTATTCCGCTTGCCAAAGCACTGGGGTTTTGTTGCCGTTCAAAATAAAAGGCCATATCAAAATGATTGGCAAAATAATCCTCTCACACGTTCACAGTTATTTAAAGAAATTTCCTCCAACAGATCAACAGGTATTGGTGTTTGCTGTGGTGTTCCTTCAGGTGGTTTACTTTTTCTCGATCATGATGGGCCATCAGCAGGGAAGATATTAGGTGAGTGGGGTTTTTCTCTTTCCTCATTGCCACCATCATGGATGGTTACATCAGGTCGGGTTGGTAGATTTCAAATAATTTACCAAGTTCCAGAAAAGTATTGGTCAAAAATAAAGACACGAAAATTTCAGACAGGTGTAAAAGATGAGGATGGTTCTGTTGAACAGATAGAACTGCGCTGGAATGGTACGCAATCCATAGTATCTGGTAAACATCCAAAAACTGACGGCTACAGGTGGATGGATGGTCGTTCACCCTCTGATCTTGAAATAGCAGAAGCTCCTCTTGAAATAATAAAAAAGATGATGGAGCCGAAAAAGAAAAAAACACCACAGATACAAACTCTTAATTCAGATACAGACAAAGCACGTTCTCTTCTTCAATCAATAAATCCAAACCGTTTGGATGATTATGATATGTGGGTTAAAATTGGTATGGCTGCTCATTCAGTTGGCGATGATTCTCTCCTTTTCGATTGGGAACAGTTATCACAAAAGAACAGCAAATATAAATCAGGAGAATGTGAAAAGAAATGGTCATCATTTAAGTCATCAGGGGTTTCTCTTGGTACTCTCCAGAAGTTTGCCTCCGAAGATGGTTGGACTCCACCACCACGCATTTTTCCTACATCAATAGAACCAAAAGAAGAATCAACTCCTGTTCCTCGTAAATTAGAACAACTTACATCCCAGGAGCTTATAAATTTTTTACGCAATCTTAAACAGGAAATTAGATTTAATACCTTTTCTCATTCAATAGAAATGGATGGCAAAGTAATAAAAAATATTGAAATTTTTTATCTTACTCTCGCAGAACTTGGTTATAAAGTGCCAAAAGAAATGGCAGTTGATTGTCTCCTCAAAGTGGCTCATGAAAATGAATATGATCCTGTAAAACTTTATCTTGATCATTGTTATAACGAAATCCAACCAGCTTACATTGAATCTTTGGCATCAACATATTTAAGGCCACAAGATCAAAACCTTACCGAACCTACAATTTATGACACCATGCTAAAACTCACACTTATAAACGCAGTAAGAAGAGTTTATATGCCTGGTTGTAAACATGACACCGCCACCGTCTTGCAGGGTTCACAAGGCATAAAAAAATCATCATTCTGGCAAACACTGTTCGGCCCCTTCTTCTCAGATGCTCTTGGTGATATTTCTTCAAAAGATGATCTTCTTGTCCTACATCGTTCATGGGGGATGGAATGGTCTGAAATTGATGGCATCACATCAAGAAAACACGCAGGCGTGGTAAAGGCATTTTTATCAAGATCAACCGATCTCTTGCGTGTTCCTTACGGTAAAGCCGTAGAAGAATGGCCAAGAAGAGGAATAATAGTTGGAAGTAGTAACAAAGAATCAGGTTTATTGATAGATGACACTGGAAACAGACGATTTCATGTTATTCCTTGCACTGCAAAATCTATTGATCTTGATTCCCTTCAGCTTGAACGTGATGCTCTCTGGTCGGCTGCTATTCATGCTTTCAAAAATAATGAACCTCATTTTCTTTCATATGAAGAGGAGCATCAGATTGAAAAAGAAAATTTATCTTACATGGTTGATTCTCCCTGGTCATCTGTTATCAGTCATTGGTTAAATGATCCATCAAACTCTGTAAAAGATATTACTATTGAAGTTTTGTTAACAGATGCTATTGAAAAACCTATCGAAAGACAAACAAAAAGTGACATGATGACCGTGAGTCAAATCTTACGCAGTCTCAAATATGATCGAAAAAAGAAAAGAGTGATGGGAACACCGAAATGGGTCTGGTTTCAAAAATCTTCATGATGTTCCTTACTGTTCCTACCCTGTTCCTACCTTCGGGAACGCTCAAAACTCTCTCCTCTACTACTATCTATATATATGTTCCTTATGTTCCTAATATATTATATATAAATATATTATTAGTATATTTATGGAATAAAGGGGATAAATATAACGCGAGGTAAGTTTGGTACAAAGGTGGGAACATCGGGAACGTGGGAACACTTGCTCAGTCTCAAATGAGTCTCAAAATTAATAAATATTCATATTCTCGCTTTTCCGTGTAACATCTAAGTAATGGCTAAAAAAGGTACAAAAATAGAAACTGTTATCAGGTCACGCAAACTTGGCGAGATCATCGCTAAAGGTGGCCGTAGATCTGATTGCGTTACATATGCTTCCAAAAATTGGGGGGTCAGTTCTAAAACAGCAGATAAATATTTAGAGATTGCAAGAGCCGAAATGAAAGCAGATTGGGATATGGAAAGACCTGAAATGGTGGCGAATCTTTTAGCGCAGGCTGCAACGCTACAGATGGAAGCAAGAGAAAAAGGTCACTTGCATATTGCTCTTGGTGCGATCAATACAGCAGCCAGACTTGCACAGATTATTTCGTGAGCATCTTAGATACAGTTCAACCTGGAAAAGTTTTATATGAGATTGGTGCATATAATCTTCCTACAACGCAAGAAACGATAGAAAGAATTTATCAAGGTTTACTTCCGCATCAGGCAAAGTTCTGTCAAGACATGGATCATAGAAAACTAGCCCTTGTCTGTGGCTTTGGTGCTGGTAAAACTTATGCTTTATGTTCAAAAGCTGTGATGCTTGCCTGTCTGAATATTGGTCATGTATCTGCTGTTTTTCAACCAACAGCACCGATGCTAAGAGACATTTTAATTCGTACATTTAATGAATTATTAGATCAATGGCAAATACCTTTCACATTCAGAGCATCACCGCTTCCTGAGTATCAACTTTCCTGGGAAGAAGGAACACATACTATCTTATTAAGGACAATGCTTACATATCAAAGATTGCGAGGCCAAAACCTTTGTGCAGTTGGATTTGATGAGGCAGATACCATCCCAAAACGAGAAGCAGAAAACGCTATGAACATGGCACTTGCAAGACTTAGATCAGGTAATGTTCAACAGTTCTATGCAACAACAACTCCCGAAGGTCATGGCTGGGCTTTTGAAACCTTTGAAAAAAATAGAAAATCTGACACTGCATTGATCCAGGCAAAGACGGCTGATAATCCATATCTTCCAGATACGTTTATTCCGTCTTTATATGAGAATTATCCACCTCAGTTGATCAAAGCTTATTTGCTAGGACAGTGGGTCAACCTTACAAGTGGTCAGGTTTATAGCAGGTTTTCCAGGGAGCATCATGTCATCAACAAGATACCGTTTGATATCAAAATGGAGACTCTGCTTTGCGGTATAGATTTCAATGTGATGAACTGCAACTGTGTCATTGGTGTGAGAGATGGTGACAAGCTAGTGATCATTGATGAAATATCCAAACAAAAAGATACAGATGCGTTGGCACAAGAGTTACTTAGACGTTATCCTTCAAACAGAATATTAGTTTACCCTGACGCTAGTGGTTCAGCACGTTCAACGATTAACGCATCAAAGACAGATCTCGCCATCCTCCAAAGTTACGGCTTCGGTTCAATGGCTCTCAAGAGCAACCCCTTTATCAAAGATAGAGTTGCAACCGTCAATGCGTTACTACAGAACGGCAAAGGGGAAAGACGTCTGGCGATTCATGCCAGTTGCACTCGTTTGATTTCGTGCCTTGAGTTGCAGAGCTACGATGAAAAGACAGGAGATCCAGATAAACAGAATGGATATGATCACATGAATGATGCTCTTGGGTATTTAATTTATCGTGAATTTAATTTGCTTTATGGTAGGGCAGGCAAGCGAACAGGGATTAGAATATATTAAAAGTAATGGTACTATGAGGAAAAACCGTGTATAGCTCTCTGAATATTTACAATCAGCCTGTAACACTAGCTCCTACAACGGTTGCAAGTCCTAATGCTGCGTATCAGAGGATGGCTAATTTCTGGGGTTTGGTTGAAGACTTAAAAGAGGGAACATACAAAATTAGATCTGAACACAGAAAATATTTAAATCAAGAACCAAGAGAAACAGATGACGCTTATGATACAAGGCTTGCAAGGTCAACAGTAGTGCCATATTTGCAGCGTATTGAGAAAATGTTAAGCGGTATGCTCGTCAGAAAACCTATCAGACTTGATGATGTATCTGACTTGGTACGAGAGCAGTTATTTGATGTTGACCTTGAAGGTAATGATCTTAATGTCTGGCTGTATCAGACAGCTAGGGTTGCAATTTCTTTTGGTCATGTTGGTGTTCTTGTTGACGCGCCGAAAGATGGAGAAAAGGCAAGGCCATATTGGGTAACATATGCGCCAAAAGATATTCTTGGTTGGAGGACAGAGATTATTGACGGTGTTAGAAAATTAACGCAGTTGAGATTGATGGAACAGGTGGTTGAAAATGATGGTAAATATGGAGAAAAGATTGTAAAACAAATCAGAGTATTAGAGCCTGGTCGATATGAAATCCATAGAAAAAACAATAAGGGTGAATATAAATTACATGATGAAGGGGAGATGAGTATAAAAGATAAGATTCCTTTTTCGGTTGCATATTCAAACAGAGTAGGGATGTATGAATCACGCAGTCCTTTGTATGACATTGCAGAATTAAATCTCAAGCATTATCAGATACAATCTGACTTGGATAATATTTTACATATCAGTTCTGTTCCATTACTTGCAGTCTTTGGATATCCAAATGCAGATGAGATAACAACAGGCCCGAATGAAGCATTGTCATTACCACCTGAATCAAGGATGGAATATGTCAGCCCATCGGGTGACAGTTACGACAGTCAGTTCACAAGACTCAAAGACATTGCAGATCAAATAAATACATTGTCATTGGCAGCCGTACTTGGCCAAAAATTAGTGGGTGAGTCAGCCGAGGCCAAGCGAATAGACCGCTCTCAAAACGACAGCACAATGATGGTCATTGCTCAACAGATGCAAGACTTGATTGATAATTGCTTGAAGTTTCATAGTGAATATTTAAATGAACCAAATGCTGGCAGTTCTTTTGTTAATAGAGACTTTGTAACGGCAAGATTAGAACCACAAGAAATTCAATCATTACTTGCGTTGTTCACTGCTGGCACTATCAGCCAGGAAACATTATTAACACAATTAAGCAGTGGTGAGATTCTTGGTGATGATTTTGACGTAGAGGAAGAAGTCGAGGCAACACAATCTGGTGGATTGATTGAAATGGAAACCCCAACTGAACCAGATGAATCATAGTAAATGGCAGTTCCAGAAGCTTTCTATCGTGAAGCGATTGATCTGAACAGATACAGCAATAAGGTTCAGTTTCAAATTGCTAGTCAATTCAATGAGGTAATTTTAGATGTTCTTAGAAAGATAAGAGATCTTGAGGGTAACAGTCCAACTACAACTGCAAGACTGCGATCAATATTGGCACAGATGGTTGATAGTTTAAGAGGTTGGGAAAATGAAAGTGCAGTTTATATGATTGATGAACTTCAAAACTTGGCAGAGTTTCAAGTTGGTTTTGTTCAAGATCAACTCCAAAGAGTTTTACCAAAAGGAGAGTTCCAGGTAAACACAGTTGCAGTCTCACCTGACTTTGCAAAATCTATTGTCACGAGAGATCCGACTGCTTTAACTATTCGATTAAGAGACAAAGACGGTGTGTTTAGATCTGCTCAGTTTGCATTGACGGCAAAAAGAGGATCAGAAATATCGTTACCAAACGGCAAAAATGTAAAAAAATCATTTAGAGGTATTGCTGAAGATTCTGCTTCAAGATTGTCAAGAGCAATAAGGCTTGGTGTTTTAGAAGGTGAATCTTTACCAAAGATCGTAAGAAGGCTTAAAGGGCCAAACCTTAGATTCAACGCTAAACCACAAAATGCAATTGCATTAAACTCTGCCTTAAAAAATTCTGAGGGGATGCTTTTATCAAACAAACAAATCCAGACTGTTGTAAGAACAACTGTTAACCAAGTACAAAATGCAGCAAGTCAGGCGGTATATGCAGCAAACAAAGATATAACAGGCAAATATCAATATGTCGCAACACTTGATGCAAGGACAAGTTCTATATGTCAAAGATTAGATGGTCAACTGTTTAGATATGATCAAGGGCCTGTTCCTCCACAACATTTTAACTGTAGATCAACTACTGTTCCTGTTATTGATGATGATGATTTGGCAAGAGCCTTCCCAAATACAAGACCAAGTGCAACAGGCCGTGTTCCTCAAAATACAAACTACGCAACATGGTTAAAGGATAACCCTGATTTACAGGACAAAGTGTTAGGTAAAAAGAAAAGATATTTCAATTATTTAATGAGTCCTAAAAGAGGAAATAAACAGCTAAACGCTACAAATGCCTTAAAAAAAATTATCCGTGAGGATGGAACAGAGCTAACATTAAAGGAGCTAGCTGATAAATACAAAGATGCCAATTAAAAAAGGAAAGTCACAAAAGACAATAACAGGCAATATCAGAATGTTGATGAGAGAAGGTAAATCAAGATCCCAGGCAATTGCCATTGCATTATCTACAGCAGGCAAAAAGAAAACAGCTAAGAAACGTAAAAGGAAGTAATATATAAACAGTTACTTTTATTATCATGCCTTCACACTATGGATCAATGAAACCAAAAGGAAAGAAGAAGAAAAAGAAGGGAGGTAAAAAATAATGGGATATATTTTTAAGGTACAGGGCGAAGAGGAAACAAAAAAGCCCAAAGAAACTAAGCCCACTGCTAAAAAGAAAACTAAAAAGTGACTAGAAAGTTCAGGCGAGTTCCAAAGGATAAAAAGACAGGTGTTCCAAAAAAATATCTGTCTGGAGCGAAGAACAAGGGAGCGAAAGCTGCTGAGATCAAGAGGACTGCTGAAGCCTACAGAAAAGGAGAGTTTATTGATATAAAAGCTGTATCTAAATCACGCACCAAACAAAATGTCTCAAGCAAAAAGAAGAAAACCACTAAGCGAAAGCGTAAAAGCTAGCCTTCGGAAAAAGGCAGAAGGCACTCGCTTTTTTTATGGTGAACTTGCAGAAGTTTACCGTAAGGGTCAGGGTGCATATCTTTCTGCTGGATCTCGTAATGTGCCAATGGGTGCGTGGGCGATGGGAAGGGTAAACAGTTATATGACTGGTAAAGGTGGAGCAAGAACAGCAGACGCTAAAATTTATTCAAAATATCAGAAAAAAAGATAATGAAACTAACTACTAGGCAAAAAAACACCCTTGCCAAACATCAAAAAGCTCATGGCCATACAAAAGCGCACATGGATTATATGAAACGTAAGATGAGAGAAGGAATGAGTTTTACTGAAGCACATAATATGGCAATGAGGAGGAAAGGTAAATGACATTAAGTAAAAAAGAAAAGATTGAACGCAAGCTGAAAAAGTATGGCTTAACAGAAGTTAACAAAGCAAAATCAACTCCAGGACATCCAACAAAATCTCATGTAGTGCTTGCAAAAAAGGGTGATAAAGTTAAATTAATCAGATTTGGACAGCAGGGAGTCAAAGGGGCTGGCAAGAATCCAAAAACAAAAGCAGAAAAACAGAGAAGAGCTAGTTATTACGCAAGACATAATGCTCAAAACCCAAATCCAACGATATTTTCACCATTATTTTGGTCACATAAGGTCAAATGGTAATTTTCACGATAATATTATAAATAAATATTAAGATTTTTTATGTCAGAAGAGCCAATCAAGCCAAACCCTTCTCCTGAACAATATGCAGCCTTACAGGAAGAGTTACAAAAGCTAAAAGCTAATAATGCAAAATTATTAGATCAGAACATAAAAGCAAAAGAAGCAGGGAAAGCTATCCCTCCAGATGTTGATGTAAATGCTTTGATCGCTTATAAACAGAAAAAAGAACAGGAAGAACTTGAAGCCAAAGGCAGATATGATGAAGCAATAGCAAAACAGGCTCAACAGTTTAGAGATGCGGAAGCATCATATAAAGAGCAAATTAGTAAATTTGAGCAAAGACAAAGAGAACTAGAAATTGAAACCCCTGCAATCACTGCACTCGCTGATGTTGTCCATGATCCTCAATACGCACTTTCACAAATAAATAAAGAGCAACTTGCAAGAGAAGCCGATGGCACTGTTGTAATTGTTGATGGTTATAACAGAACCCCTGTTAAAGATTGGGCGCAACAAAAAATGCCTCAATGGATACAAAAAAACCCAAGACCGCAGGGCGGTGGTGCTACAACAACAAAAGTAACTGCTGATGTCATTACAGGAGAAGCCAACCCATTTGCCAAAGAATCTTTTAATTTAACTGAGCAGGCAAGATTATATCGTACAGACATTAATAAATATAATATGCTCAAAAACGCAGTTAGCGGTTAATATAAAGTTAACTTGTTTGTATAAGTTAGGTGTTGTCACCGAAAAGTAAAAATCATTAGTACATTTTTTAATGGCTACATTAAGAAGTGATTTAATTATCCCTGAGGTTTTTACACCCTATCTGATTGAAGAAACAACTCAAAGAGATGCTTTCTTGCAGAGTGGGGTCGTGACACCTCTAGCAGAATTAAATCTATCCGCAGAAAGAGGCGGTGACTTTGTAAAGATTCCATTCTACAAAGCTAACTTATCTGGAGACTTTGAAGTTCTTACAGATTCATTATCATTAACACCTGGCAAGATCACAGCCGATAATCAAATCGCTGCTGTTCTTCATAGAGGTCGTGCATTTAGTTCAAGAGATTTGGCTGCACTTGCAGTTGGTGGTGGCCCAGATCCAATGGCTGCTATCGCTCAGAAGATGGCTGCTTATGTTAATAACCAAAAGCAGAAAGATTTATTCTCCTGTTTAACTGGTGCATTTGGTTCTATCAATGCAAACTCAAGCAGTTCTGCATTATTTGATTTAACAATTGATTCAGAATCAGGTGACTCTCCAACAACATTAAGTCCAAGACACGTTGCAAAGGCACAGGCTTTACTTGGTGATGCTGGAAGCAAGCTTACAACCATTGCAGTCCATTCAAAGGTGTACTATGACTTGGTTGAGAGAAATGCGATTGATCGTATTTACGACAACACTGGCGCACCTGATACAGACGCAACTTCAGGTACAACTGCTGGAGCTTTCCCAGGAACAACATCTATTCCTACATTTATGGGATTGAGAGTTATTGTTTCTGATGATGTTCCAACAACAGGATCTGGAGCTTCAACTGAATATTCAACATTCTTCTTTACACAAGGAGCAGTTGTTACAGGTGAGCAAGCACCAATCAGAACACAAACAGATAGAGACATCCTTGCTTTGGAAGAAGCTATGGCAGTGGATCTCCACTACATCTATCACCCTGTCGGTCTTAAGTACGCAGTTTCAACTGTAAACCCAACAAGAAGTGTGTTGGAGACAGTTGGTTCATGGTCGAAAGTGTACGAGACAAAGAATATCGGAATCGTTCGCGCGACTAACGTAAGCAACCAGGACTAAAATCATGGCTTCTTTATTTGACGTTACTGCTGGTCTTTTAGTTGGGCCAACAGGTGGTGGTACTGTAACTCAGGCTACTAACAAATCAACAGGTGTAACTCTAAATACAGAGTCGGGACAAATCACAATGAACAATGCACAGCTTGACGCTGGCACAGAAGTATCTTTCACGGTAACTAACAGCAAGATTTCAGCAACTGATGTTGTTGTGGCTTGTCATGGTTCTGCTGGAACTGCTGGTTCATATTTGGTAAATGCAAATGCGATTGCTGCAGGCTCTTTTGCGGTCACAGTTTCAAACGTATCTGCTGGAAACCTAAGTGAAGCTATTGTTATTAACTTTGTTGCTCTGAAGGGTGCATCAAGCTAATGGCAATGTACGCATTTAGGCGTATGAGAGCGAGAAATGAGGCTGCTCAAAAGGTAGCTTCATTAACTCCCACTCTTGAAAAGCCAAAACCAAAACCAAAGTCCAAGAAGGTAAAACTAAATGGCGATAACTCTTGATGCAACTGTTGGTGGTGCTAACGCAAACACCTATATCACTCTTGCAGATGCAAATTCATTTATTGAGGGTTTAGTCCTCAGTGATGATGCTGCTGCATGGGATGGTTCAAGCAACGATAATAAAAATCGTGCGCTGTTCACGGCTGCACAACGCATTGATAGAGAAAAGTTCCTGGGGGCTAGGGTAGATGATACCCAGGCACTTGAATGGCCAAGATCGGGAGTTCGCAAACCTGATACCTATACCAACCTTTATGGTTTATCTTTCCCAAACAGATTAGTTGCTGATTATTACACTGATACTGAAATCCCAGATCGTGTAAAAAATGCACAGGTTATCTTGGCTGTTTATCTCAACAACAATAGGAACGGTTTGGAGTTGAGTGGCCTGGAAGATTTTGAAACAGTAAGTATCGGTAATATAAATGCAACTCCCAGATTTTATGGGGCAGTCGGTATTGATCGGATTCCACCGATAGTTGATCATTACCTGATGGGTATTAGAATAGGTGGAAGAGCAAACTTACAAATCAAGAGGTCATGAAAATGGGCTACGGCTACGAATATCCAGCAGCAATTATTATTACCGATACGGCTGCCCATACTGGCAGATTTGGTAAGGTGCATTGTCTGACAGATGCGGAGGCAACTTTTGTTGCTGAGAATATTACTGAAAATGGTTCTGCAACTATCAATGGCATTACAATGAAGGCATCATCTGAAGTTTGTGGTGTGATCACAAGTATTACTCTTGCGAGTGGCCAGGTTATTGCATATTTCTTATGAGTCTTGCCAACGCACTGAAAAAGGCAGCATCAAAAACTCTGAGCAAACTTGGAGGTGATGTGACTATCAGACAGGTAACTGCTGGCAGTTATAACACAACCACTGGAGCTATTTCAGAATCCACATCTGATACTACCGTCAAAGGTGCGTTAACAAATGTAAACAGATCTGAGGTAAATGATCTGATTGAATCCCAGGACAAAAGGCTGACAATATCAGCAGGGGATTTGACCTTTGTACCAACTACAAAAGATAGGGTTGTTATAAGCAGTGTTGAATTTAAAATTATTCAAGTTGTGACGAATGAACAAAATAATACAGCAGTAAGTTTTGATCTTATCTTGAGGTAACTATGGCCAGAGAAATAAATTTAACTGACATCGGAAATCACTTCGGTCAAAAAGTACAAAAGGTTGTAAGGAAAGCAACTTTCAAAGCAGAAAAAGATATTATTGAATTTACTCCTGTTTTTGAACCAAGAGAAGGCGAATCTGGAGTTGGTGGAACTTTGAGAAATTCTTGGCAAAGTGAAGTCAAACCTTATATTGGTATTGTTTCCACAAATATTGAATATGCAGAGCCTGTTGCTTATGGAACTAACTTGCCTCCAAGTTGGGGTGGAATTTATAGAACTCGTCAAAATACAATTAAAGGTTATCCAGAGTTGATTGCAAAACAACTAGAACAATACATTGCAAATGAATTTAGGAAGGCATAATGGCAGCTATTGATTTAAACACAGTCAGATCCACAATTGAGGCAAGATTGGCAACAGAACTTGCTTCAAGTCCAGCAATACCTGTTGTATTTAACAACATGGCATTTGATTCCACAACCGAGGACACTTTTGTTCAATGTTTAACAAGTTTTGGAGCCAATCAATATTTGACTCAAGGAGATACAACAAATGCTTTTAATAACATTGTTGGCCTTATAGTTTTAAATATTTTTACAGAAGAAGGGATTGGGGCAGGGTCAAACTACACGATTGGCAAAAGAATCAGAGACTTATACAATAGGGTCACAGTTTCCAATGTAATTTTTGATTCTCCAGTTGGGCCTGAAATACTTACATCAAGTCCAGAAGGTAAGTTTCAAACACAAATAAGAATTACATTTAATATTTATGAGGATCTTTAATGATTGAAATTACAGAAGAAATGCTTGATGTCATCGAAGCCGTTAAGGGAAGAAGAGAGCCTCAGTATTGGGATAACCAATGTAGAAGATATATGGAAAAACAACAAGCAGCAAAAAAGGCTGTAAAAAAGTCAGAAAAGAGTTAATATATTTATAAATCTTTCTTTTTATTGTTATGGCTGCTGTAAAAGGCGATGTTGGACAGGTTAAGTTTGATGATGCTGGATCATCAGTCAATCCTGTATTAGGTACAAGATCATGGACTATGAGTATCACAAAAGAAACTCAAGAAACAACAACTCAAGGAGACACTTTTAAATCTTTTGTTGGTGGCCTTATTGAAGGTGAAGGTTCTGCTGAGTTAGTTTATGATGACGCAGCAACTGGCGAGACTGCAACTTTTGTTGATGGTGCTTTAGTTACAGGAGATGCTGGCACAGCTTCTTTTGAACTTTTCCCAGATAGTTCTAGTGCCACAAAAAAAATATCTTTTAATGGAATTATTACTAACTTTGAGCAAAGTTCAGCCTTGGGTGACGTTAATACAATAAGTATTACATTCAAACCAACTGGAACAATCACTTCAGCTATTTAATAAAAACTTTTTCAACCCCAAATTTTTATGTCAACTCAAAGAACAGCAGACCTTATCATTGGTGGATTCAAAGATGAGATGACTGCCAGGCGCAAATATGATCTTAAAGATTCATCAGGCAAAATTTTAGCAACTTTATATTTTCCACCCATAACAAGATTTGATAGACAGAAAGCTCAACAACTGGCTGGCACAGATGAGGCTTTGACTATCTCAACACAGCTTTTATGTAAAGTAGCACAAAAAGAAGATGGCACTCCAGCTTTTGATATGTCAGATGCACCTATGCTTCAAAGACAAATCCCTGAGAAAGTTTTGAATGATATTGAAATATTTATGATGGATATTGAGGTTGATATCTCAAAAGCAAAAAACGAATAAAAGGGGATAATTGGTTAAACTTTGAATTTTTCCTAGCAACAGAACTTGGTAAAACATTATATGAACTAAGAACCTTGATTACTCAAGAAGAGTTGATCTATTGGGCTGCTTACTATCAAGTCAAGATTGAAAGAGAGCAAAAAGAAATGCAACGACAAAAAGCCAAATCAAGGTAATATATAATAAAGGTTATTTTTATTTGTGGCACAGTCAACAGTCAGATTAATAGTTGATGCACAAAATGCCATCAATCCTTTAAAAAGGGTGAATGACCAAACAAAAATATTAAGTAAAAATACAAACGCATTAAAAGGTCGATTAGATCAATCAAATAGATCTTTAAGAGATACTGGAAGGTCTGCAAAAACTGCTCAAACTGGTGTTAAAGGTTTAGTTGGTGCATTAAAACCATTACTTGCTGCATTAGCAGTTGTTGGAACTGCAAGATTTGTTTTTGTTAAAACAGCAGAACTAGAAACACAAAGAAAAAGTTTAGAAGTATTAACAGGTTCATTAGAAAAAACAAATAAAATTATTAAAGAATTACAGGACTTTGGTTCTGTTACTCCATTTACAAGTAGTGAATTAATTGAACAGTCAAAAAGATTGAAAGCTTTTGGTTTTGAAACAGATGAACTTGCTGACAGTGTAAAAAGACTTTCTGATATTGCTGGCGCAACAGGAGCAGATTTATCTGGTATCGCCACTGCCTTTGGACAGATAAGAGCTAAAGGTAAATTGCAACAAGAGGAAAATTTACAATTATTAGAAAGAGGAGTTGATATAACAACAGAACTAAAACGAATAACAGGATTACAAGGCGAGGAGTTTGAATCTGCAATGCGTAAAGGAAAAATTGGTGCTGATCTTGTGAATCAAGCATTTTTAAATCTTACAGATGAAGGGGGTGCTTTTTTTGGTGGTGCTACAGCCCAGGCTGACACGTTAAATGGAAGATTAAGCACACTGGTTGATACTATAGAAACTCTCGCAAGAACTGTTGGTGATGAGCTTGGAGATGAAATAAAAACTGTTCTGAATCTTGCAATAAGTGCGGTTGGACAAATTACAAAACTTGTAGAAAGGGTTGGTCAGGCAAACAAAGTCGGCAGATTGAACATGGCAAATATCGCCATGGAATCAAGAGGAGAGGCAAGAGCGCAAGTTAAGGAAGAAACAGGTAAAAGATTTATTTTGCCCTTTTCAAAAGAAAGCAAAAGAGAAAAAGAGCTATTTGAAGAAATAAAAGCAAGAAAAATAAAAGAGGCTTTAGAAGCAAAAGAACTTGAGTTCCTTAACCAAAAAGATGAAAAAACAGAAAAAATTACTGAAAATTTAAATGAGTCATCAGACAGTGCCAATAAATTAAATAAAAACCTGAAGAAAACAGAGCAACCAATTACAAACTTAGAGAATAAAACAAATTCAACAACGACTGCTATAGAAAATAATATTGCAATATCAGATTTATTTAATACAAGTTTAGGAGAGACAAGTTTTCTTATGGATGAGATTAGTTTTGGATCAGATAATATTGCTGATTCATTATTTAATGCAAAGAGCGAAGCAGACGATTTGAAAGAAAAATTTATGGAAATTGGTCAAGATATAGAATCAGGTATTGTTTCTGGACTGACTGATGCTGTCATGGGAACTAAATCATTGGCTGAAGCTGCGAGTGGTGTATTAAATAATCTAAAAAGACAGCTTGCCGAACTTGCGATTCAACGTGCAGTTTCTGGAATAGGTAATTTCTTTGGTAAGGCACTTGGTGGAATATTCGGTGGTGGTGGAGGAGGAGGAGGAGGAGGTCTTTTGGGTGGTGGCATGGATAAAGGACTTATACCTTTTCAATCAGGTTTATTAAGTGGTAATAATGCTTTTAATTTTGCAAATGGTGGAAGGCCACCCGTAGGCAAGGCTTCAATCGTTGGAGAGCGTGGCCCTGAGATATTTGTTCCCAACTCTGCTGGAAATATTATTCCTAATAGTAAACTTGGGGGAGGTGATAGCATTACAAATATAGTAAATGTTTCCGTAGATGCCTCAGGTAGTTCAGTCCAGGGTGATAGCGCAATGTCACAACAATTAGGGGAAACTATAGCGTTGGTTGTACAAGAAACTATTGTAAGAGAAAAAAGAAATGGAGGTTTATTAGCATAATGGCAACTTTTCCAAGCATTAAACCAGCATATGGAGAAACTCAAACGATAGAACAAGATAATATTGTTGTAAAACTTGGGGATGGCTACCAACAAAGATTAGTTCGGGGACTTGCAGCAAATAAAAGATATTTTAAAGTTACTCTTGGTTTTAATATTTCACAGACAGACGCAGATACAATCAATACATTTTTAAATGCACGTTTTGACGATCAAGATGCTTTTCAATACACAATAGGTGGTGAATCCTCTGCAAGAAATTTTGTTTGTACTCGTAGATCAAGTTCAATTCCATATAACAATAGAGTAAATATGAATTTAACTTTTGAAGAGGTTTTTGAACCATAATGGCAATTCCACATTCTGAATTACAAAAAATAAATCCTAACTCAATAATTGAGTTGTTTGAATTAGAACTTGTTGAGGGTTTGCATTATGAAACTGGCAATCCATCAAATGTTCCTACAATTTACCGCTTCCATGCTGGTGGCAATATAGATACTTATGCAAATATAGTTTGGCAGTCAAATACTTATGAGAGGTTCCCAGTAGAAGCAAGTGGTTATGAATTTTCTGGTGAGGGTAAAATACCAAGACCCACATTAGTAATGAGCAATTTAGGTGGTATTACAAGATTAGGCTCTGTGATTAGAGTTACAGATTTGTTACTTTCAGTTAATTTAGTAACGGCACATAATGACTTGTTAAATGCAAAAGTAACAAGAAGAACACTAACGGCAGATGCTTTAGATGCAAGCAATTTTACTGGTAATACTAATCCTTTTGGCACACCAAGTTCAAACGAATTTCCACAAGAAATACATTTTATAGATAGAAAAATTCAAGAAAGAAGAGATTTAGTATCTTTTGAATTAGTAAATAGACTTGATATGGAAAACAAAAGAGTGCCAGCAAGACAAGTCACAAGAAAAGATTTTGAAGGTGTTGGCACATTTATAAATTAATTATGAATGAATTTTGTAAATTACAAGCTATTGCACACGCTAAAGAAGAAGCACCAAATGAGTGCTGTGGATTATTTTTGAAAACAGATGACGGATTTGAATACTTTAAATGCAAAAATATTTCGCATGAATTTGAAATGACTTCCTTTATCATTGATCCATTAGACTTTGCTGATGGAGAGGACAAAGGAGAAATAGTAGGGATAGTTCATTCACACCCTCAAAACGTATTAGAATTTTCGCCGGAGGATATTGTAAGTTGTAATTCAGTTCAAATACCTTTTTACCTTGTTTGTCCAGATATGGATAAAATGATTGTAATAGAGCCTAAAGAAGATGCTTAAAAAAATAAAAGTTTATGGATTTATAAAAAAATTTACAGGTCAAAGTGAATTTATGGCTGATGTAAATTCTCCTTATGAGGCATTTAGTTTTTTGTTTTGTAATTTTAAAGGTCTTGAACAGAAAATGGCTAAACAATTATTCTGTGTAAAAGTTGGAGATAAACCAATATCTGAAGATCTTTTAAGTATCAGAACAGAACAAGATATAAAAATAATACCTTTAGTTCATGGTAATTTTTTTACTCTTCTTTTGGGTATAGGTTTGAAATATGCAGCTAAAGAATATATAAAAAGAGAAATTATAAGAAACATAGTAACGTATATTGCCGTAAGCATGATCTCTCAGGGTGTAAATAACATACTTTCACCACAACAAGACACACGAAATCCACAATCAAGAGAAGATCCGCTTGACCCATCTTCTTTAGCAAGTAACTATTCATTTACAGGGCTGACAAATATTAGTCAAGCTGGTATTCCAGTTAATTTGGCTTATGGAGAAATATTGGTCGGTTCTATTGTTGTATCAAATGGAATTGACACAGTTCAAGTGGAGGGTACAAACTGATGAGTATTAAAGAATTTGACCAAAGTACAACTTTTTCAAATCCTGATTTACCCAGTGGTGCATTATCTTCAAAGCAGTTTAATACTATTGTAGAGCTACTTTCTGAAGGAGAAATAGAGGGAAGTGCAACGGCATCAAAAAATGGAGTCACAGATAAAACATCAACAGCTTATATAAATAGTTTAAAAAAAGATATTTTTTTAAATAAAACACCGATTCTTCAAGCTGCTGCAAGTGTAACATCACCTCAAGATAGTGATTTTAATTTTAAAGATGTTGGTCTTGATTTTAGGGATGGCACTGCAAATCAAACTTTTATTTCTGGTATTAAAAATATTGAAACAGAAGTTGGTATAGGTACAAATGTTACCACTTCAAATCCAGTAACACACACAGTAACTCAATCCACTATTAACGCAGTAAGGGTAACTTTACAATTTCCTTCAATGCAAGTTTTCAATAATAATGGTGGTATTGATGGTACAGAAGTTCAGTTAAGAATTAAAGTTATTGAAAATGATGGCACTACAACAACTGCTGTAGATGACACTGTAAAAGGTAGATCAACAAACGCATATTTTAGAGATTATTTAATAAACCTGGCTAGTGGTACTTCTTTTCCTGTGCAAATAAGAGTTGAAAGAGTTACAGCAGATAGCACAGACGCAAATACTGTGAACGCTTTCAGATTTAATTCTGCGACAGAAATAATTATGAAGCAGAATGCATATCCAAACACTGCGCATACCGCTTTAAGATTTAGTGCTGAGAAATTTCCTAGAATCCCAAATAGGCGATATAGGATAAGAGGAATAAAAGTAAAAATTCCTTCAAATGCAACAGTAAATGCTACTCATGGAAATCTTACTTATGCTGGCACATGGAATGGCACTTTCAAAGCTAGTAAAGAGTGGTGTTCTGATCCAGCTTGGATTTTATATGATTTATTAACTAATGATCGCTATGGTTGCAATATTACTGAAGCTTCACTTGATAAATTTACTTTTAAGACTGTTAGTGAATATTGTGGAGCATTAATTGACGCTGGTAATGGTGATGGTAGCACAGAGCCAAGATTTAGTTGCAATGTGAATATAACACAACAAACAGACGCATTTCACTTGATTAATGCTTTATGCAGCACAATGAGAGCTATTGCTTTTTATTCTGCTGGTACAATAGCTATTTCACAAGATGCTGAAGGTCAAGCAACAAAATATATTTTTAATAATTCAAACGTTACAGACAGTGGATTTGTCTACAACGGCTCAAGCCTTAAAACAAGACATACAGTAATTAATGTTCAATACCTGGACTTAGTTACACAAGAATTAGATATTGAAACTGTTGAAGCTGATGCAGCCACTCAAGCAAAATACGGAATACAGACTAAAACTATAAAAGCATTTGCGTGTACTTCAAGAGGGCAAGCAGCAAGGTTGGGAAGATGGTTTTTGTTTAATGAACAAAACTCAGGAGAAACTTGTGCCTTTACTACAACTGCTGCTGCTGGTGTTTTGGTTAGGTGTGGAGATATTATTGAAATTGCAGACTCATTAAAAGCTGGAGTTAGAAGAGGCGGTCTGCTTTCTTCGGTAACAAGTACAACAGTTGTTGTTTTAGATAACTCAGCTTCAACAGATATTCCAACTACAAACAGTCCAACAATTTCTATTGTGATGCCTGACGGCTCGGTCGAAACTAAAACTATAAGCAACGTATCAGGAGCCACAATAACTGTTTCTTCTGCATTTAGTACAACACCAAATGCAAACGCACCTTATGTGTTAGAAAACTCAACTTTAGAAACTACAACCTGGAGAGTTATATCTGTAAGTGAAAATGATGATCTTACTTTTTCAATTACTGCACTAGAACATATTGAAGGTAAATATGCTTTTGTTGAAGACGGAACTGCATTACCCACACGAACAATAAATTCTTTAACACAAGTATTAGATCCACCTGTTGGACTTACAGCCACAGAGCAAATTGTTTTGATTAACAACAAAGCAGTTTCAAAATTACTATTAGATTGGCAGACACAATCAGGAGCAGCAAGATATGAACTTCATTACAGAGTTAATAATGGAAGTTTTACAAAAATAGAGACAGTTTCAAGTTATGCAGAAATACTGAATAGTGAAGCTGGAACTTATGAATTTAGATTATTTTCTTTTAATGGTTTAAATGAACCAAGTAGGACTCCAGCAACAAAAACATTTAACGCTGTTGGTAAAACAGCCCCACCCTCAGATATAACAAACCTTACTTATGAACCTATTTCAGATAAGGAGATAAGACTTAGATGGGATGCTGTCACAGATGCGGATGTTAGGGCGGGAGGCAGAATTCATGTCAGGCATACTCCAAAGACAGACGGAACTGGTACTTTTCAAGATGCAACAGATTTAGTTTTAGCATTAAGTGGTGCTTCAACAGAAAAAGTGGTTCCTTTGTTAGAAGGCGAATACATTTTAAAATCACAAGATGATGGAGACAGATTCAGCACAGGTGAAACATCACTTGTAATAGATTTACCAGAAACACAACCCAAATTATTAGTACAGACAAGGAGAGAAGATCAAGACAGTCCAGCATTTCAAGGAAATAAAACTAATGTTGGTTTTGATGTTTCAAGTAATACAATTAGTTTGGCTGGTACAGGATTATTTGACTCAATAACTAATTTTGATAATGTTTCTAGCCTTGATGACTTGGGCGGTGTAGCATCCAGTGGAACATATTTATTTAATGAGACATTAGATCTAGGTGCTGTATTTAGCTTAGATTTAAGAAAACATTTACAAAGTTCATCTGTATATTCAACAGATTTATTTGATTCAATAGCTGATTTAGACGCAAGACAAGATTTTGATGGTACTGGTAGTACAGACACAAATGCAGAAGTATTTGTACAAAGTTCACAAGATGGTTCTAATTATTCAAGTTTTCAAAAATTTGCTAATGGAACATTTAAAGGAAGAACTTTTAAATTTAAATGTGTATTATCTACGCAAGATACCAACCAGGATATTAGAGTGAGCCAACTTGGTTATATTGCAGAATTTCAAAGAAGAACGGAACAAAGTACAACAACTATTGCATCTGGGGCAGGGGCAAAATCTATTACATTCACTCATCCATTTTTTACAGGCACAAGTGCATTATTAGGTGCAAACTCTAATCCACCAGCAATTGGAATTACTGCTTTTAATATGGCTTCTGGTGATTTTTTTGAACTAACAAGTATTACTGGTACTGGATTTACTGTACACTTCAAAAACAGTTCTGGTAGTTCTGTAGATAGAAACTTTAACTTTACTGCTATTGGTTTTGGTAAAGGGTAAAATTTAGGATATACTAAAAAAAACAGTACAAGTTAATGGCAAGAGTTGATAATACTGGTGGTTCTGGTTTTACAGTTGATAATGGAACAGGTCTTGTTGTAAGAACAAAGCTCAATCAAATAATTGCTGCACTAAGTACTGTTAATCAAGGCTCTGGTGATCCTACTATTGGTGTTGCAGCTTATGTTCCACATATAGATGGTAATACTTTAAAGATAAGAAATGCAGCTAATAATGCCTTTGTAAGCTTAGGTGATGTAAGCCAGACAAACTTTGGTCATGCTGCATTAAGTGGATCTACTTTTACAGGTGATGTTGAATTATCAAATCAATCTGACTTGCGATTCGGTGAAGCGACATCTAATGGAAGTAATTATGTAGGTTTTCAAGCACCAGCAAGTATAACAAGTAATATTACATGGACTTTACCAGCTACAGATGCGTCTGTAAGTGGCTATGCTCTTGTTTCTAATGGTTCTGGTGTCTTATCCTGGGCTTCTGCTGGAGGGGCTGGAGCAACAGGCGGTGGCTCTGATGAAGTGTTCTTCGAGTCAGATCAAAATGTAACAACTTCATACACACTGACGTCTAATAAACACGCACATACTGTGAGTCCTACAATTAATAACGGAGTCACAATAACTGTGCCTTCTGGTGCAATCCTTGTTATCTTATAGTTATGCCAATAGCAATCAACGGGTCAGGAACATTAACAGGAATCTCAGTAGGAGGTTTACCTGACGGAATAGTAGATGCAGATATGCTTGCTTCCAATGCTGTTACTGCTGGAAAACTGGCAAGCGGTGTTGGTGGTAAAATTCTTCAACAAAAATTTTCAAAGAAAACTAATGGAACTTCTACAACCTCCACCACAATCGTAGAAACTTCAAGTGATTTTCGGATTACAATAACTCCTCTATCAGCTTCTAGTACAATAATTGTGCAAGCATTTTTGGCTCTTGGTTTAAATGCAAGTCAAGTTGTAACTCTTAGGTTAGCTAGAAATACTGCATCAGACTTTTCTGGGACAACTACTGAATTTTTAACACCAGATACCTATAGTACCGATTTTCACGGAAATGTTGTTCATTTTAACGCTAACTCATTTATGGATACAGTACCTTTAATAGGATATGAAACATCTGGAAATACTACTGCAAGAACATATAGCCCTTTTTGGCGTACAGCATCAAGTACCTTATATTTAAATCAATACACATCAACAACATATACCATGACTTCAGTTATGACGGTTACGGAGGTAGCAGCATAATGTCTAAAATTTCACTCAAACACTCAGGCGGTAATGTTGTTTCACTCAACTCACCAACTTCCGCACCAACATCGGCAGACGTAGCATTTAAACTTCCAAATGCTGATGGGACATCTGGACAGGCTCTTGTTACAGATGCTTCAGGAAATTTATCATTTGCTGGAACAGGTAAAATTCTTCAAGTTGTATCAACAACAAAAACTGATACTTTTACTACTACAAGTAGCTCTTTTGTTGATATAACTGGCATGAGTAGAGCTATTACACCTTCAGCAGCCAATAGTAAAATAATAATTTTAATTACACTACATGTTGGTGCTAATGATTCTGGTTATCCAGCATTTGCATTGTTAAGAGGATCAACAATTGTAGCTGATGGAGATTATGGTACAGGCAGCAGAACAGCTTGCACCTTTGGTCACTATTTGCCATCCCAAACTACTACAAATATGGTTGCACATCATTTCTTAGATAGTCCTAGTTACTCTTTAGGCGATACTTTAACTTACAAAATACAAGTACTTAGTGCATATCAAAGTAAACAGGTAACAATAAATAGAATTGATAATACTGCAGATGCAAGTTATTCTCTTGCTGGTACTTCAAATTTAACTGTTATGGAGGTAGCAGCATAATGGCTATCTTCTATAATTAAGGAAAAACTATTATGGCCTTAGATCACGAAGCTATTTACAAAGCATATGCTGGAACAGTTGTCAGTATTGACGATAGTGCTGGTGCTTTTGACAAAGATGGTAAATCTGTAACTCTTGAGCAAAGCAAAATAGATACTGCAAGAACTGAACTAAATACGGCTGCTGCTGCTATCAAGTATCAAACTGATAGAACAACTAATGGTTCTAAAACGTATGACACAATCGGTAATCAATTAGACATGATCTATGCAGACTTAGTTGCTGGAAAATTAGATACTACTGGAACCTGGGCAACCCACATCAAAGCTGTAAAAGACGCTAATCCCAAGCCATGAGTACATTAAAAGTCACTAATGTCGCACACGAAACAAGCACTTTAAATACGCTTGTATTTGATAATGGCGGTGGTTCTGGTAATGGAAGAGTTACTACAAAAGGAACTATTGGAGAAATATCTGCTGTCTCCTACGCATCTACAATTACATTAGACTTTAGAACTGCTAATAATTTTTCTACAACACTCACTGGTAATACTACTTTTGCCAACCCTTCCAATATTTCTGCTGGACAGTCGGGGGTACTGGTATTGACTCAAGATGGCACTGGAAGTAGAACCGCAGCTTTTGGATCGTATTGGGATTTTTCAGATGGTACAGCACCTACACTTTCAACAGGAGCAAATGCAGTAGATGTAATAGCATGGTTTGCTAGATCATCAACAAAAATATCTGCACAATTTATCGGAAACTTTAGCTAATGAGCAGCTTCGGTAGTCCATCACCTTTCTTTCTAGCAGGGAAGAAAGCATACGCTGTAGATCGTAGTTTAAGGTTTAATGATGGTGATAGTGCTTACTTAAATAGAACTTTTGGTAGTGTTGGAAATCGAAAAACTTTTACAATTAGTGTATGGATTAAATTAGGTTCTTTTGATGCTACTACAAGACCAATATTTAATAGATATACAGCAAATAATGAAGCTGGATTTTTAGGACTTTATGTAAATACTGATGATAACTTATATTTTACTGGCTGGAGTACTGTTTATATGCAAACTAATAGAAAATTTAGAGATTCAGGTGCATGGCAACATATTGTTTTTGCTGTTGATACAACCCAAGCAACAGATACAAACAGATGGAAATTATACATAAATGGTACACAAGAAACCTCATTTGCTGTATCAAATTACCCCTCACAAAACACAGATTTAGTCATTAATGAAGCTGTTGCTCACATAATCGGTACATATAACAATCTTTATTTTGATGGATATATGGCAGAATTTAATTTTATTGACGGACAGGCTTACGACCCATCATATTTTGGAGAAACAGACGTATTAACAGGCCAATGGAACCCTAAAAAATATACAGGCAGTTATGGAACAAATGGATTTTATTTAAATTTTTCAGATAATAGTTCAACTTCCGCTCTTGGTACAGATTCAAGTGGTAACGGTAATAATTGGACACCAAATAATTTTTCTGTAGCTGCTGGTGCTGGTAATGATTCTTTAGAAGATACACCAACTAATAATTTTTGTACTTTGAATGGTGTAGCATTAGGGCAAGGAAATGAACAAAGAGCAACTTTAAGTAATGGTAATTTAGATTTTACCGAATCAAGTTCTAGTAATAGAACTGCTGTTAGTACTTTTGGATTAAAAACTGGTAAATGGTATTTTGAGTTTTTAAGCACTAATACTGGTACATTTTCTATAGGCTGGCACGATATGGAAAATAATCAGGGATCTTTTTATAGAAATAATGGATCTTACTCTTCATCTTTTGGAGGCGGTGGTACATCTGGTTATGCTTCTTGGACAACTAACGATATTGTAGGAGTTGCTATTGATTTTGATAGCGGAAAAATATGGTATGCAAAAAATAATACATGGCAATCAGGTGATCCAGGCACAGGCAATTCACCTACAAATACTTTTACAACAGGTAAAACACTTCATACAGAGGCTTTTACCGATAACAGTTCTGGCACTAAGTCTGGATCGTTTAATTATGGACAAAGAGCATTTACTTATACCCCACCAACAGGTTATAAATCAATATGTTCAGCAAACTTACCCGACCCAACAATAAAGCTACCTAATAAACATTTTGAGACTGTTATTTACACAGGTGATGGTAATTCTACAGGATCACAAACTGATGTTTTACAATTTCAACCTGATTGGTTATGGAGTAAACCTAGAACCGCAGCTTACGTTCACTTGCTTTATGATTCTGTTCGTGGTGCTGGAAATTCAAAATCGTTAAATCTTGCAGGGGGATATACTGGAACAGGTGCTGAAGGTTCCGCTGCTGATAATACAACATATGGTTTTCTGAGTTCCTTTGATGCTAATGGGTTTTCATACACAAACGGAAGTGCTACAACCACCTATTTTAATCAATCTGGTATAAATTATGTTGCATGGAACTGGAACGCTGGCGATACAGATGGCAAAACTTATACAGTAAAAGTTGTTTCTGATTCTGGTAATAAATATAGATTTGATGATTTTGGAACGTCTGCTGTTACTCTTGACCTTGCAGAAGGTGGTACTTATATTTTCGATCAATCTGACAGTTCTAATGCTGGACACCCTTTAAGGTTCTACACAGCAGCAGATAAAACTGGTGGTGAATACACAACAGGAGTTACTACTGCTGGCACACCAGGATCTAGCGGTGCTTATACACAGATAGTTGTAGCTGCTTCTGCTCCTACGCTTTTCTATCAATGTTCTGTACACGCTGGAATGGGAGGACAAGCCAACACAAACTCAACTCTTGGATCAAGTAATTTTGATGGGTCAATACAATCAACCGTAAAAGCAAATGCTTCATCAGGTTTTAGTATTGGTCTTTTTACGGGAACGGGTTCAAACGCAAGTATTGGACATGGTTTAGGAGTAGCACCCTCGGTTGTTATTGCAAAATCAAGAAGTCATTCTGATAATTGGTTTATTTATCATAAATCATTAGGAGCTAACGCTTATATTATGCTTAATTCTTCAAACGGAGCCGATACAGGTAACTCAACTGTTTGGCAAAATGTATCTCCCACAAGTTCTGTTTTTTATGCTTCAACAGGTGGTTACAATGATAGTGGTCAAAATTTAGTTTTTTATGCTTTCAGCGAAGTAGCAGGGTATAGCAAGTTTGGGTCATATACAGGCAACGGATCAAGTGATGGCACGTTTGTTTTTACAGGTTTCAGACCAGCTTTGATTATCGTAAAAAGAACAGATGACTCTTCAAGTGATTGGTATATTTTTGACAATAAAAGACCAGCTTTCAATGTAATTGATAATTATATTAGTCCAAATCTTATTAATGCAGAAATAAGTTTTACATCACTTGACTTATTATCAAATGGTTTCAAATTAAGAAATACGGGAAATGATCTTAATGGTAGTGGTGGAACAATTATTTATATAGCATTTGCAGAATCTCCTTTCAAAAATGCAAGGGCAAGGTAGAATAATATTATGGGATTTAAATTAGACGGAAAACCTTTAGCAGTTGATGTTCCCTTTAAAGTAGGGGATATTAACTACCCTGCTAATTGGTTAAGACTTGCTAGTGCTGATGAAAAAGCAGCCTTAAAAATTACAGAAGTTGCTGACGATCCAGTATATGACTCACGTTTTTATAATGGTGATGGATCTGCAAAAGCACTTGATGATGTAGATGCAAAAGATGAAGAGGGTAATTTATTAAAAAATCCTGATGGCAGTCAGATGGTTATACAGGGTGTTAAATCAGTACTAAAAGCACAAGAAAAAGCAACTGCTGGTAGTTTATTAGCTCAGTATGACTGGTATGTTGTAAGAAAATCTGAGAAATCTACTGCAATACCTACAGCGATTACAACTTATCGTGATGCTGTCAGAACAGCTTGTGATACTAGAGAAAAAGAAATTGATGCCTGTTCTGATACCGCAGCTTTAGTTACTCTTTACGGACAAACAGAAAAAGATGGAGTGTTTACTCCAAACATGACACAATATCCTGTCGATCCTAACGAGTAGATTCTTGCATTTGCCTTGTCATCAACCCCATAGTGACGTAGAGAGGGGATAGGGCTACAATAAGCAGTAATACAAGCACACTACTAAATGCCAGTGCTTTCAATATTGCAAATTTAATCATGCTAAGAAAAGTTCTTGATGCTTTAACTATCGTAACGACAATCCTTGTTTTGGGAATCCTGGGCGGTGGGTTTTTTACATTCAAATATGTGACCTCTGAACAATTCAAAAATAAATTAATGAATGAAGTACTTTCAAATGTGCAGGGGCTAATGCCCAAAGTATTAGACAATAATCTCCCAGACATGACAGGGCCATCTTTACCAATACCATCAAAAAAAATTGGTCTATGAATTGTTTTTGGTGCGATACTGAACTTATAACAAGTGGTGATATAGACATTGATGAGTCAATGCCAACTTATCCTGAGTTTTCGGTAATGACTAATTTATCTTGTCCAAAATGTTTTTCGCAAGTAGAAGTCTTAAAAAAAAGAGATGCTTTTGATTAATGATTTTTGGATTTTTTAAAAAATTAATTAAATATTATATTGATAAACTTGTGTCCTGGATAAGAATAAAAAAATTACAATTTGAATTAGATAATCAGATAAAAAAATATCATGATGATATGGATGCAAAAATGACAAAACCTAGAATCATTGAAAAAGGTAAATTTGGTGAAGATGGTTGGTCTATTTCTATTGGAGATGTAGAAGATGGAGATTCATGAAATAGTTATACCTGAAATTCCACAGATAAATGTAAACACTTATATCTCCACTCCTTTACCTGTTTTAAATGTACCTTTACCAAATATAGATCTCCCTGGATGTATCAAGACCCATAGGGATGCTTCAGTAAAAAATACACAGATAATAGAAGATGATGTGAATGGAGCTTTTTATAGCTGCCCTGAAGGTAAGATCCCTTCTTTTGTTCCAATAAATTATGATCGCAAAAAGATTGAAATTGTAGAGCAAAAACAAGAAAGCCCTCCGAGTACACCTGATATTCCAGAAACAACACAACCTGAAATACCTGATATTCCAAAAGAAAAGGAAGCAATAAAACTAGAACCTTGCCCAGGTAAAAAAGATTTAAGAATTGGTTCATTTGCTAACGAAAAAAGACTAGAGCGTGTCATTGGACATGAAAGAGGCGATGATGGGATTGAGTGCATCACTCTATATGAAGACGTTCCTTTTGTGGATCAATACATCCCAGAACCTAGCACTATTGTTTCTACTGCTGTTATTGGCCTTGTGGCTGCGAGTAGCCCTCTTATTCTCAATATAATTAAACCAGCTATAAAAAATATCGTAAAGAAACTGACAAAGAAGAAAGATAAGGTAGAATAATAATCCGTAGATAAGTGTAATACCCGTGACTTATCTACTTTAATTTGTGAGTATGTGGTAATACCTGATTAGCCTTTGGCACTAAATAAACATCCTTACATATATTGAAAAAAGGACTATCTTTTGTCAGGTAAATTCCCTCCTGTTTTAATTTTCCACATTCCCGAATCCGTGCGATCTGCCAGTCTAATCGCTTATTCTCAAGCACTTGTTTTTGTATATTTATTTGTGTATCAGCAGCAGATTTACATTGATTCTGAAATCCTCTATCTAACGGAATACTAAACGTAGCTGATATTCCAAAGTTCAAAGCATAACTGTCTTTATTCGTTCCAGAATAGTTTTGTTGTTCAAATAAAATATTACCTGGATTGTCAGGTACACCATCATCATTTGCGTCTGTTGGATCGTAGTAGGGTGTAGTGTAATAATCTCGATAAGGTTTTAAATAATTTGCTCCAAAAGTGGTGAACGGGCTAATGGATAGGGTTGGCCCTTGACATACAATATTTCCACCATACTGATTAGTTGTCATATTACCCGTCAAAGTTTGTACAGCCATATTTGTAACCGAACCATTATTTGATTGACTTACTGCGTTAGCTAAAACCTGCGTGGGAGATAGCAGAATTATTGAGAGAACACTGAGGTACTTGTGACCACTGATTGAGATTCTATATTTCTTTGGATCACAGTGACGTTTGATACCCCACCTGGGCCACGATAAGTTTCTGTAAATTGAAATGCGTTCCCAGAATTTGGATTTGTCAGGCTGAATACTGGCTTGTTGTCTGTCGATAGATCTAGTCCTGTCCACGTCTGACTCTCCCCATTTATTGTCCCTGAAACATCCGTTGTATTTGGAGCGACTGATCCATCGGTTGTGACTCCCAATGCAGTAACAGTGTACTCATAAGAATTACCAAAATAATCTGTAGAAGTAATAGTCTCACTGATTGAGGTTGTTGTATTCGTAGTGCTACTGAGTGTTCCCGTTGTAAAGTTTGGGACAACAGGCTGTGATTTAACAGGTATGGCATACAACAGAAGCAACAATAAGAGCTTTTTCATAAATCATCTTATGGTTAGCTCCGTTACAAACTGTCCTGTAACAGTAGATCCTGAGTCTCCTTCATGTAATCCTGTGATTCCGTGACCTGATGTGATAGATCCAGCAAAACCGTCTCCACTTCCAGCTACAGTTGAAATCACACTACCAAAGTTTGGAACTGTTCCAGCAGCAATTGTTGTATTTTCTGTTCCATTATTAGATGGAATCGTATCTGCTGCGGTGAATGATTCTGTTAATGACCATGTACTAGCACAATTAGCAGGAGTTTCTCCGCAACCATTAATAGAATAATTTCCAGCATCTAGTGTAACTACATTATTGCTTACAGTTAGTCCTCCAATCTGATCGTTTGTATTACTTGTTCCGATATTGCTGCCAGAGGCACTATAAGACGCACCAATTCTTGTCGCCTGTGTCATAGCAGCATCAACTTTTACACTTACACTTGATGTGAATTTTGAGGTTATATCAGCATAAGCTGGTGCTGATATGAGGAGTAACAACGGAAGTAGCTTTTTCATTTTTTGGATTTAGGGTCGATTACTTCAGCACCTTCTATTTTAATAGGTGTAATTACCCTTATAGTCTGAACCATACCTTGATTTTCGGCAACTTTGCTGTCTTTTTCACTACGCTTCTTTGACCCTTCAAGGCCAAAAGTCGCTAATGCACCTGTAAGCAAACTTGCAGGGAAAGTTATATCTTTGGGTTCTGAACTGTATCCTGGGATCGAAATGTAATTTAGTGTGACTATGAATCCACTCCAAACAACAACACCTAATCTGACAAACAAACTGATGATTGCAAGTTGCTCTTCTTTGTCATCAAGACCTTCTTTTAGTTTTTGGAAAGCGTTTTTCTTTTTTTCTTCAATCATAACTATTAAAATTAGTCATAATACTTTAATTATAGCCAAATCATGCCAGAGATCCATGCAGCGTTGATTGGGGCAGCAGCCACTGCTTTTGTTATGGTGCTATCCAATATGAGTAATCGTAGAGAAAAAACAATAATTGATATTTATAACCGACTAAATAAACTATCACAGGCGGTCAGTAGGTTAGAAGGCAAGATTCAATAATGTTTGGTATGTTTAGGAAAGAACACAAAAAGTTTTTATGTCCAAGTTTCTAATCAATCTACTCATCAAGTTCGGCAGAAGTGAATCGCTACGCAAAGCCTGTTTGTCACTTTTAAAAGACTTAAGTGCCAAGTCAGATAATGACGTTGATGATGCCATCGTCAAAATGATTGAAGAAAAATTATTTCCAGTAAAATGAAAATAACTAAATTTCTCAACATAAACATAGAACCAGCACCTCCAGAGTTGGAACTGGAAATTGAAATGCAATGTAGAGAAATAATGAAAGCTGATGATTTGGTTGATATAAAAAGATATTGCACTCACTTAGTTAGAAAAAAGTTTGATCAGGATATCTTTATGGCCTCAATATTAAACAGGCTTATAGAATTAGAAGCTAATCGTGTTGTAACAGAAATGAGAAAAGAGAAGCCTAAACCTAGACATCCTTTGAAACGCTTCTTTCGTATTCCTTAAGTTCTTCTTTTGTAAAATCTTTTACCAACATTTTTTGAATCTTATCAATTTCAAAATTGAACTTCAGGATTGATGTCTTAATATGTTCAGTAATCCATTCACCATCTTTACTTACGACCTGGGCTTTGTTCCTTTCATTAATGAACACATAATGATCCTGACCTTTTAGCTGAACATCTAGTAGATTTTTTTCTAAGTTTTTACGTCTGATTTCTTTCAGCTTTCTAAGTTTTTTTGAATCACTCATTTTCCAGTTCCGCTATCCTTTTATTTATAGCATCATATCTTACACAATATTCCTTAAGATCCAATCGCTCAAACCAAAATTTTTTCTGTAATTCTGCAAGCTGGTCATAATAATTTTTGATAAGATCTTTATTTTTCATAAATAAA